GAAGTTGTAGGGCTCCATCAAGTCCTGGCCAAGTACCAGCGGCGCGGACGCGATGATCGGCTGCTGGGTGGCAGCGTTGTACATATCGAGCGTCCACACGCCGGAGCGGTCGTTGAACTTGGATTCGAAGGTGTACTTGGCCTCGCCAAGCTGGGTCGTAAAGGTCTGGGCCGGATCGTTGGAGAAGGGGATTTCGAGGATCACTTCTTGCCTCCAAGGATGTCAGCCAGCTTCTTGGCCAGGGACTGCTTCTTGGGTTTTTCAGTTACCTCTTTACCCTGCTGCTCGCCCTTGTTCTTCTTCGCTCCGGACTGACGCTTGGTGGCGCCGGCCTTGCGGGGCGGATATTTCACCACCTGTGTATATACAACGATCACCTCGCGCAGCTCGGCGGTGAACAGTAGCACCGCTGACGAGTCCTTGTCCTGGCTTGTCCGGATCGACGTGCAGACCATGTTCTCGTAGAGCTTCAGTCCAGTCTGCAGGTCGAATGGCTCGGCCTTTTTCTGTAGTTCGGTGAGCAGTTCGAATGCGCGCTTGGAGCGTCCCGCATCCGATGCGAATGGATCGTTCGCGGCAGCCTCCAGCGGGGTGTCCGACACACCAGCGGAAATCCTTACCCGCAGCGGCTTCATGAACGCGTGGTCGCTGACGACGACGCCGGTTTCTACCGGGTTGTCGGTAACCTCCAGATCGGCCTCATGTGTCTCATCGAATACCGCGTCGAACACGAGCCCGCCCATTGAGCGGATGATGGCGATCTGCTGCTGACTCAGTTTGTCGCTCATAGCGCTACCGCGGATTGCCCGTTACGGGTGGCCTGCTTGTTCATCCGGTCAAGCTCGCGCCGTACCGATTCGCCTGCCTTTGCCGGGTCTGGTGAGTGGATTGTGATAGGGGCCTTCACCTGGACGTGCGTCGTGGTGGCCGCGCTGTTGTTCGTCGTGGCGCCATTGCCGAGCACGCCGGATCGCGTCAACGGGCTTGCGGCCTGCGGCCCGGAATACTTGGCGCCCTCACCACCTGACAAGAAGTCGGCGGCTATGCTCATACCCTTTGCCAGCGGGTTGTTGGTGAAGAATTCCTTCACCGCCCGCCCGAAGTTCACGAACTTGTCATAGCCCGTCACGATCCACCCAACGAGCGTGCGGATCATGTCGATGACCGAACCGACCGCGCCGGCGACGGCACCGAAAGCCTGGACGCCCATTTCCCAGATCGAGCCGAGCGCGGTTCCGACGATGTCGAGCAGCATCACCCATCCCTTGAACGCCATGACGATCAAGTCCCACAGGGTGTTGAGCGCTGCCCAGATGGCAATCGCCCAATCACGGACTGCCGGGAATTTGGCGATCAGGTCGCCCAAGGCCGAGTCGCCGCCCTCCATCCACACTTGAAAATCGTCGATGAACAGGGCGATCGCAGCGATTGCCGCGCCGATCAGCATTGGCACGGTTACAAACGGCGCCAGCCATGCCGCGACGGCGACCGCCAGGACAGTGAGCGCGCCCTTGAACTGCATCACCCAGCGCACGGCGTCGATACCGGCGCCGACGATCTTCGTCAGCCAGAACCATGTGCGGCTGATGGCTGTGGATATGAGGTCAATCGCAGCACCGACGTTCGCCTTGATGATCTCGCGGTTCTCGAGCACCCACTTCCTGAAGCCGTCGAGGGCTTCCGTGATTCCTGGCATCAGACCGACCGCGATTGACTTGGTCATGCCGGAAATCATGAACTTGGTGCGATCCAGTGCGTCCATGAGCGCCCCGGCGGCCTCGGCGTCCTCTTCGGTGACCGCGCCGAATGCCTTGGCCTCGTCCCGGTATTGCCGGATGGCGTCGCGCCCCTTGAGCAGCAGCGGGATCAGGCTGCGATCGATGCCGAGCTTTTCGGCCATCGCAATGGATTCTTGCCGGGACAGGCCCTGCATGCGGTCGGAGACCTCCTCCAGCACCTGATCGAAAGACTTCACCGAGCCGTCCGCGTTTTTTGCGGACATGCCGAGCTTTTCGAATGTTTTGGCACCGCGACCGAGGCCCAACACAGCTTCTCCGACCACCCGGTTTACGCCGGAAACCGAAGACTTCACGGCCTCCAGGCTGGAACCGTTCAATTGCGCGGCGTGACCAAACTCGGTCATTGCTGCCACGCTGACATTCTCGACATCGGCAAAGTCGCCAAGGTCATCGATCCCACTGGCGATCTTGGTAACGAACCCTCCGATCACGCCAGCTGCTGCACCCACTGCCGCCCCAAGGCCTAGTGCGATTGTCTTTGCCTGCTGGATATGTCCGCTGAAGGACTGAAGTTCCTTGTCGTCGATCTCGAACCCGAGCGCGACGAAGAAGCTTTCGATGATGTTGGCGGACATGGTCGATTACCTTTTCGTTTGCGCCTGGGCCGCCTCGAAGCGGTGCCTGTATTCGGCTTCTTCGTCCATGGCTTCATGGAAGTCGGCGAGGTCGTTGATGGAGTAAGTCCCATCCTTCAGCTGCGCGAGAGTGCATAGCGGCGGATCGCGCATCACCGGCCGCCAGCAGTACCAGTCGATATTGGCCGACTCGATCAGGTCGATGCCGGCATCACTGCGCGGATGGAAGCGAAGAGGCCGGCGGGCAAAAAATCCGCGAAGTTGAATCGCAATGCTGCGATGAAGACCTGCCACAGTTCCTTGTTGCGCCCGGTGAAGCTGGCGTTGATGTCCACCCGCTTGCCTTCGCACGTGACGTACTTGAGGACGGTCTCCATGGTGAGCAGCAGCTCGTCAGCATCCATTTTGGCGAGCATCATGCCGATTGCCGCCGCGCCAGCCTGCTCGGCGTCGGTCTTGGCTTCGCCGTCCTTCTTGGCGTCCATGAACGCCTTGAAGAGAGGCTCACCGACGACGCGGGCAATGGCCACTTGAACCTTGACGGCCTCCATGGCTGGGATGGTGCCGAACGAATAAGTCCGGTCGCCTATCTGCTTGGTGTTTTCCATGCGCCCTCCTGATTAACCGAGGACGGCTGCAGCGCCGGTGAGCACGCCAACCAGGGCAGGGTCGCCCAGCAGCAGATCAAGGCGTTCGACCACGATGGCCCATTCCTGCGTGCCGGCCTGTGCGCCGCGCTGCACGTCGGTCGGCTTCTTGATGTAGCCGACCGTGCCGGTGGCGAGATCCTGCCGGTAGGTGTCCTGAAACAGGACGTTGACCGGCACGAACGTCTTGGCGCCGCCTTCCTGGAGGGCGCAGAGACCCATCAGGTACTTGTTGGCGCTGGACGTCTGTTGCAGCTTGAAAGCGAACTCCCCGGACTTGTCAGAGCTGAGCGACACCATCATGGAGCCGTCTGCGCCGACCTTGTCGGAGGCCGAATCAGAGCGACGGTTGATGTTGATGACATCGTCGCCGTCCGCCCAGCCGGTGATCTCGACGCCGTTGACCAGCATCACAGTGTTCTGAAACGAATATACCTTCATGAGGGTTTTCTCCTTGGGCTAGGCGCGGATTAGCGCTCGAAGGTGACGGTAATGTCGGCTGAATGAATCGCGCCGGCACCCTTGGCGAGCATTTGGATCGGGGGAGCCTTGCGCGCTTCGCGGTCTGACTGGTTTTGCTCTGCTACAGGCTGGGCGTAGACATAGAAGCCCTTCGGCAAGTAGTCGCCGGAGCGCACCTCGCCAAGATCCATTCCATTCCAGACACCGGGGGCCAGCAGACCGTTGTTCACGGCTTCGCGCCCGGCCTTCTCGACCTGCTGCACCAGCGCCGCCACGCCCTTGTCGGTCTGCGGAACCTTGGTGGTGCGGGTGTAGAGGTAGCCGAAGACGTTCGTCTCGATCGCGTTCTGCAGCCAGTCAAGGCCGTGCCGCTCGTCAAAGAACTTGCCGCTGGCCATCACACCCTCGGCCAGCATCGCGCTGTCGCCGAAGTAGGTGTAGTAGTTGCAGTTCTTCGCGACCAGAGCCAGTCGCTGCGACTCGGTGATGGTGATCGGCGATGTGCCGGGCAGCAGCTTGAACTTCAGGGTGATGGTCGAGTTCTGCTCGTTGAAATTCACCGTGAAGCCGCGGGCGAAGACCGACACGATCTGGTACACGTCGTTGTCATCCCAGATGCCGACGGTGCGGTCATACAGGTTGCTCTTCATGTACGAGCAGATGTCATTGACCGCGGCCTGATCCAGCACGTTGCTGGCGGACGTGGTGTAGCCGAACATCTTCACTCGGGCCTCGCCCCACGCTGCGGCATCCTTGACGTTCTGCTCGGTCACTTCCTTGGTGAAGGTGAAACCGTACCAGGACGGATCGATGTTCTGGAGGGCATCCAGCGTGCCGGCAATGGTCTCGACTGCCGCGCCGGCAGTCTTGATTCCCAGATCCTCGATGCGGGAGCCGAGCATCGCTCCAATGTCCGTCGGGGCGCCCGCACCGGTGGGAGCCGTCGTGTAGTCGACTGTGGAGGCGATACCCGTCGTCCCGGAGCGGATGATGAAGCGGGTGCCATCAAAAACGCAGGTTGTACCGGCGGCTGCGGCTGCCAGTTTGGTCTGGATGGCCGTGGCAACCGCGTTCATGTTCGCCGCGCCGGACAGGTTCAGGGCGGTGATCTGCTTGTTGACGCCATCGAGCTTGATGTCGAAGCCGCCATTCACCACGGCCTGCCAGTTGGCCAGGGTTTTGTCGTAATTGACCGAACACATCAATTCGCCGGGTACAGCCGCGTCGAAGCGGCGCCCGATTGCCAGTTCGGTGGGACGCGGTGCCTGGCTGAAAAAGACCTGCGCGGCCTTGTATTCCTCGTCCGTGCTGGAAAAGTCCGCGGCGACCGCATCCATGTCGGAATAGAAGCGGATGCGGTTCCCGACCGGCAGCTTGGCGCTGTTGCCGATGATCAGCAGTAGGCCGAACCCCTTGCGTTTCGGAAAGGTCGGGCTCGACAGGATGCTTACCTTGACTACCTTGGAGACAGGAATCATGGTGCTATTACCTCACTTGAAGTGGTTGAAGATTCGGTGATGACGGTGATCGGGAACCGCCCGTACGTCGGGATGATCTGGACTTCCTTCGCCACCAGGTAAAACTCAAGGTCGATCTGCCCGCGCTCCTCCCAGCCGGCATCGATAACCCCGGTCAGGTTTCTCGCCGGAGACGCCCGGACAAAGCCGAGGCCAATGGCCTGCAGCTTGTCGATCGAGCCAGACAGAGACATGAGGGTTTTCAGGCGGCAGGCCTTCGTATAGGCATCGCCGCGGAAGAACTGGATCGAGGCCACCAGATGACGCTGGCCAGTGACCGTTTCGGCCACGTTTGTCGATGGAGCGTCCTCGTTCGCCAGCTTCCGTTCATCCTCGCCGGTCGGTTCAATCATGGTGACCAGCACGGTTGCGAACTGCTCGTCCTGGGCGCCGGTGGGTGCGGTCTGGTTCGCCTTCCGCACCGAGTTGGCGGGCATGCCCAGCGTCTCGCGCACAAACTGGCGGATCAGCTTGTTGATGTCATCGACGGTCATCGCACGAAGCCCTCCGCCCAGACCTGCCAGAAGCCGTGATCGACCCAAGGCTTGGACGCGATAACCCGGTACGGGCTGCCGCGCCAGATGATCACGTCGCTGCGCTTGGTGTCGGCGTCGTCGATCTGCAATTCCTGGTCGCAGAACACGACGATCATGTTCCCGAGGCGGGCGCCTTCCGGAAGGAGC